AATAGAGTTCGTCGATCCCCTCGTTGACCACCTGGACGGCGATGTCGATCGGGCGCTGGCGGCCCGAGTCGGTGAGCGTCGTCAGGAGCCCGGCATCGCCCGCGATGATGCCGGTGCGCGTCAGGATTTCGTTGACGCAATTAAGCAGCGATTTGGCCACCGAGCTTTTCTTTCAGGGTTTGCAGCGTGTCCTTGCGACCGCATTTGATCCCGCGCGCCTTGGCAAGCCGCATCAGCCGCGTGCGCTCGATCAGCGGGCGCGGCGGCAAATCGGGCTTCGGCTTCGGCGGGGGCGCCTGCTCGGCTTCAGACGCCGAGGTCAACCGGTTCGGATCGAGGCCGTACTGGCGGGCGAGATCATCTTCCATGTCGATCTTCGGACCCTCGACCGCAGCGTCGACCACAGCATCGGCTACCGGACCAGCCGTCGAGCCGAGCACGCGCTTGGGGATGGTGATCTGCGTCAGGCCGCGGCGGCGGAGGATGCGGCGAATCAGGATCGCCGGCATCTCGTCGTTGATCTCTTTCAGGCCGTTCGCGTGCGCGAAGGCAACGAGTTCTCGACGGCGCGCCTTCTCGAGATTGTCCCGCGGGTCGGTGATCTTGAGAAGCTGGATCGACATGGGGTCTCCCTATGCGGAAAGGGCGGGGATCGTCCCCCGCCCTATTCACTATAGCGGATACCGGCCCCGAGAGGCTAGTTCGTCAGGTTCGTCGCGCCGGTTCGCAGCGCCCGCGACCAGTTGGCGTTGAGCACCGCCCCGGCGAAGAACGCTTTCCAGGCCAGCGTCGCGATCTCGTTGAAGGGATCGGAGATGCCGCCCGAGCCGCGCGGGTGGAAGATGATCTCGAAGCCCTCGGTGTTTTCGCCGGCGAAGTAGCTGCCGTCGGTGTGTCGCTTGCCGAGGCCGACCGAGCCGAAAGCATCCTTGCCGTAGACCACCGTCGTATAGAGGTCGACGAGCGAGGAGCTGGTCGTCCTCAGGTCGGTGGTCGACAGGTTGTTGCCGGCGTTCGGATCGGAGCCGGCATCTTCCGACTGGATGAACCGGATCGACCGGCCGGCGATCGAGTAGAGGCCGAATTCGCCCTGCGCCACCGCCACATGGCCGGCGTACTTCTCGACCGAAACGAAGCCGGTGAGCTTGGCGATGTCGTAGGCCACGTCGGGATGGCAGAGGCCCCAATAGCCCGGCAGGATCGGCACCGTGCCGATGTTGATCGAGCCGTTGGACATCGGCGAGAACATGCGCGCCGAGTTCTTGGTGAGCTCGTTGACGATGCGGTCGAAGTCGCCGACCGTCACCGCGGCGTCGACCACGCCATCGGAGGCGACATTGCCCGCGTACCGCTTGGTCGCGTTGTCCTCCATGATGTCGCGCATGAGCTGGTTGAGCGAGCGCCCGGCCGATTCGCCGAGGACCGCGACCAGCTCGTCGGTCGTGCCGTTGGGGTTGTAGAGGTCGACTTCCTCGTTGACGATGTAGAACTGGCCGTACTTCGAGAGCGTGGCCAGAACGTCGGTGAAGGTCGGCGTGTCGGCGTCGCGGCCCTGCATGTAGGTCGATGCGCCGGTCAGCTCGGAGAGGGCCGCGGTCGACGGGGTTTCCTGCTCGATCCGGCGCCACTTGATCGTCGAGGTGCCCATCTGCCGGTTGATCTGCCCCGGCATGGTGCCGAGGAAGTACGGGCACATCTGTTGCGCGCGCCGCAAAAACGTCTGCTGAAAGACGACGTTTACGGGCTTCTGAAGTTCGGTGTCGGTTGCAGTGACGGTCAGGGCCATGATCGCTCCGAAGGGCTTGGCCTCCGAAGCGATCCCGTCTTATTCAGACGCTCGGCCGATATCCGTAGCGCTTCTCGACATCCGACGCGAAGTCACTGTTGGATGCGTTGCCGTAGGACGGGGGCCGATCTTCGGGGGCCTTGGTTGACGCTCCCCGAACCGCAGCCGTCACGGCCTCTCTGTCCTCGGTCGCCGATTTGTCGGGCAGGGTGGAAAACCGTTTCTTGAAGCTGTCGCTGAGGCCCTTCACCGTCCGACCCCACTTGCCGGGATCGTCGTGGCGATTGAGCCAGGCGGTTCGCAGCCTCGGGTCGTCGATCGCCCAGCCATTGATCAGATTGGTGAGTTCCTTGTCGGTCAGCACCGTGTCCGGTATCTGATCGCGGAAACTCGCCAGCACGGGGGCGATGTCGGACTTGAACTGCTGATCTTCAAGTCGGCGTTCCAGCCTCGCCAGACGATCGTCGCCATCGGACTTGGTGTCCGCGTCGGTCTTCTGTTCGGGCGTGGATTTGGACGGCTCGCTGCTCGTCTTCCATTCGTCGAGCAGGCTATTGAGGTCGTCCTTGTCCCGTGCGTCGGTCGCCTCGGTGCCGGGCTTTGCCTGGCTGTCGGTTTCCGTGACCACGGCTTGCTTCTCTTCTGCCATTTACGTCAATCCTCGGTTTTTGTCAAAACGTCGGCCGCCGGTCGGCCGGAAAGTGCCTCGATCCATTTCTCGTGCTGCGTCACCAGCCCGGACTCGAACACCCACCTCGCCTGCGCTTTTTCCGGCTCACCCGCTGACGAGATTTTGAAGCGCGAGAGTCGCGGCGCCGGCACCATTTCCAGCAACTCCTGGCGCGCCGGGTGCTGCCTGATTACCACCAGAAGCTCCTGCAGCGCGGATGATAATGTCGACATCCTGCCAACCTCCCTCTCGGAGAACTTCGCGTTTCGCTGCGGCGAGATCGATGTCAGGCTGCTGGCCGAGCGAGGCGCCGACCTGATCCATCTGCAGCGCCAGGGCGAGGCTCTGCAGCTTCGCCTGCTGCCGCTGCGCCGCCTCGGCCGGCCCGCCGGCGCCGAACCACTCGAAGATCGCGTTTTCCGGCAGACCCTCGCGGCTGAATTCGACGAAGCCGCCATAGGCGTCGATGAAGACGCTGAGCCGCCCGTCGAGCGAATCGCGGCCCATCCGATAGGCCATGTCGAGCCACCGCTCCATCGGATTGTCCTCGACCTCATCGACGTAATCGACGGTGCGGACGGCGCCGCGCTGCAGCTCGGCGTCCTTGGCGAAGGCGGTCGTGTGGCTGACGGTCTGGGCACCGAGGCGGGCTGGCAGGATGCCGGTCAGCTCGGCGTAGAAATTGATCGCCGTCGAGAAAATGCCGGCGAGCGCCGTCGGGTCGCCGCCGATCTTGTCGTAGACCTCGACCGGATCCATCGTGCCCCATTGCGCGTAGGGGTGGATCACCGGCCCACCTTCACGAGCAAATTCCATGTTCGATTTGTCGTAGCCGACCGGCGGGGCGTTCTTCAGCGCAGCCGAGTCGAGGAGCCGGTTGAGCGCCTGGACGGCCATGATCTGCACCGTCCGGCCCTTCATCAGCGGGCTCGTCGGATAGGCGTCGCTGGCGCTTTCGTAGTGGTAGGGGAAAAGCAGATAGCTCGAAAACGGGTATTTGCGGAAGCGGAAGCGAATGACCGAGCGGGTCACGGCGCCGGCCTTGTCGGGCGCGCCGACGGCGACCGTGACGATCGCGCCGGGGATGACGACGCTTCGGACCGTCTTCCGCGGCACGATGATGTCGCCCTCCATCTCGAGCAGCATCACGTAGCCGTCCTTGTCGGCCTCGAGCTTCTTGACGTTGGCCGGCATCCAGCCGCCGTCCTCGTCGTTCGGGTCGGTCGACCCCCGGCTCGCGGCGACCTGAAGATTGGCGAGTTTCAGCCAGTCGCGGGCGATGTGCGATTCGCCGAAGATCGTCGCCGAGTGCATCGAGGGCATCGGCTCGTCGAGATAGAGATTCTTGATCGAGACCGGCAGGAGGACCGGGATGCGCTGCTTTTCCTTGCGAACGCCGCGGGCCTCGTGGATGTAGACGTTCTTGGTCTCCATGCGCGCCCGGCCGACGCCCATGCCGTAGCGGAAGGCTTCGGCGTTGATGCGGTCGCAGCGGCCCTTGAAGCCGTATTGCCGGAAGAGATGGTTGAGGAAGCCCTCGACCAACTTGTCGGCGTTGTCCTGGGCGATTTTCGACGGGATGTCGTTCTCGTCGCCGACGATCCGCACGTCGGTCTGCGCCTTGGCGAGATATTTGTCGGTCGTCTCGACATGGGCGCGAAAGGCCGGCCCAGCGCGCGGGAACATCATGCGGCGGGCGTCGGCGGTGAGCACTTCGAGCGCCTGCGCCTGGAGCGGCAGCTCCATCTCCGACATCCACATCTTCTTGTTGTCGATCTGGCCATTCGGCATCAGCTTGTGCGAGATGTCGGGCTCCATGTCGATCTGCCGGTCGATCTCGGCCCACTGCTTCTCGCGGGTCGAGCGCTTCTTCTGGCGGGTCTTGTATTCGTCGATGACGAACTCGGCGATGGTGTCGAAGTCGCGGGCGTCGAAGCGGCGCTTGGTCGCGACCGAGCCGTCGCGATCGATTTCGACTGGAGTAGCTGTCACCAAGGCCAATCTCCGTGCCAATCGCCGCTGATCCAAGTCCCGTCAATCGTAAACGCCGTTCCGCATCGCCGACAGGCGAAGCTACCTTTGCCATCGCTTACGAGGCGACATTTTGGACCGGCATTGGGACAAAGACCGGACTCGTAGGCATGGACATCCTCCGGTCCAGAGAGGAATTCACCTATGGTGATGGCGCCGGGTGGACGTTTCCTCGGGTCAGCCATTGAGCTTCACCTTTCGCAGTTGCGAAACGAACTGCTCGGCCGTCTTGATCGCGGTGTTGATCCTGGCGCGTTTCTTCGTCGCCATGTCGTATTCGGGATCGTGGAAGGCGTCGAAGACGCACCGGCCGCCGCCGTAGAGCCGGTCCTCGCCCTTCATCAGCCACCAGACCGTGACGTAGCAGCCGCTCTTGAACTCGTCGGCGTCGATGCCGAAGCGGCGATAGGCGAAGTGTGGCGGCAGCGAAAAGCCGTCCGAGATCAGGAGATCGTAGTCGCCGATGGTCAGGCGCTTTTCGGGGGTTGCCCGCGCCGCTCGGCACATCGCCTCGATCTGATTTTTCGTGATCGGCCGCAAATTCATGTGTTCACTATAGAGGATGCGAGAATTTCAGTCACTCACAGCCTCGCGCTCGCGATCGGGTGAGCCGGCGCCGTCGAGTGGCGGTAGGCGAAGGACTCCGGCGAAACCCCGTACCGTTTCATCATCAGGGCGTAAAACGTCGCCTTCAGCACGTCGTCGCGGCGATCGACGATCCGCCCATCCTTCCGGTGATAGGACCGCTTCTCCTCGAACCATACCGACAGGTTCGCGAACACCTTGAAGCGCCCCGTGACCATGCGCTCAAGCACCTCATCGACGATCGGCTCGACCGGCTGCGGCCCGCCCTTGTCGGTCTTCTCGCCCTTCGCCCGCGGATAGCGCGCCGACTTCGACAGCATGTTAACGCCGTGCAGCCGGTAGGCTTCGGCGAGCGTCCGCCCGCCCGCCTTCTCGCGGTTCATGCCGTCGTGCGGCCATGCGACCGGGATGGCCTTGTTGGCCTTGTTGAACCACGCGGCGTGGTAGGGGGCGAGTTCCTGGGCCTTCCGGTAGCAGTCGACGACGTAGATCACATCCTGATCGCGGTCCCAG